GTCTCAGGAACGGCTCTCTGTGTTCCTGCCCTATGGGGCCGTCGTTGCCTCTGGTGACCGGGTGAAGCTCGGTGGCCACTTCTACGAGGTGGACGGAGAGCCCGAACGCTGGGCCTACACCTCCCGCCGGCACCTGAAGCTCTCCGCCTGGAGGGCTCTGAGATGAGCCAGCCCAAGAGTGCCCGGACCAAGCTCGTGCTTCACCGGGGTTGGCAACGGGAGGTCTACAGCCTCCCCGGTACCCGTGAAGCCCTCCAACTGGCCGTGAAGCGCATCGACGCTTACGCCAAGGGCGACGCTCCCCGACGCTCCCGCAACGGTCGTGCCTGGAACTCCATTCGGAACCAGATCGATGCCGTTGTCTACATGGACCGTGACGGCTGGTACGGCGGAATCATCATCGAGGGCAACCCTCGTGCACGTCACGCGATGCTGCAAGAGCGGGGCTTCACGAGCCCACGGGGACGCAGGGTGAAGGGCCGTCGCTGGCTCAAGGGTGCCCTACTGAAAGCGAGGGTCGATGAATGAGGATCGATCCCATTGAGTTCCTGGTCACCTATCTCGAATCCGTCTCGGAGATCCCGGATGGGTCAGTTCTCGGTGACCTCAACAATCACGTCACTGGTGAGACAGCCGTCTACCTAGAGCACATGGGCGGATTCCGTGTTGTGCGGGACTCCATGGACCGCGTTGACGTGGAGTACGCCGCTTACTCGATGGACCGCAAGGACGCCGTAGACCTCGCCCTTCTCGTGCGAGAGAAGTTCTTGGAGGCGCTTCCGAACACTGCGGTTGGCGGTGCTCTCGTCCTGGACGTAGAGGAGATCGACTCTCCGAAGTACGACCCTGACGACTCCTCGCGCGAGCACGTCTATTGCGGTCAGGTAGCGGTCTTCTACACCTCCGCCTAATCCCAAACCCCCTGTAGGCCCCCTCTCGGGGGCTTTTTTTATGCCCTCTGGAGGCCCCATGGCCAATGACGCCAAGAAGATTCGGTTTGCGCCTAACGGCTCGATCTATGTTGCTCCTGCTTCCGAGAGCCTGACCGTACCGGTGGACCTCGGTACTGCGGAGACCCCGCCAACTGGCTACAAGGCTCTCGGCTACGTGGACGAGGGCGGCGTTACCCTTACGCCCGCCATCGAGACCCAGCCCGTGAACGCGTGGCAGTCCGCCACGGCAGTTCTTTACAACGTGACCTCTGCTTCTTTCTCCGTGAAGGCGACGCTTCAGGAGACCAACGAGGTGACTACGGAACTCTTCTGGGGTGCCCAGTGGGTTGAGATCATGTCGAACGACCCGACCCCAGTTGGTACCGGTGTCTTCAAGCTCGACCTCTCGTCCACTCCTGAGCTGAAGGAAATCAGCCTCGTTGTGGACTGGAACCAGGGTTCCATCCGGAACCGTGTGGTCATCCCACGAGCCATGATTTCCGACCGTGGCGCTATCCAGCTCAGCCGTACTGAGAACGGCAAGTTCGAGCTGACGATTGAGGCTCTGGACTCCGCCGGCAAGCTCGGTTATGTCCTCACCAACGACGACATCGTTGAGGGCCCGTAAGTAGTGCCCTGAGCCGGGGCGGGGTTACGTCCCCGGCACTCTCTCTCACCCACCCCAAGGAGTTGCCCCATGTCCACTCAGAAGAAGTCTGGTGCGAAGAAGAACGTCACCAACAAGGTTGCTGCGGCTGCTGCTGAGGCCAAGAAGACCTTTGCCACGTTCGAGCACCGCGGGCTTACCTTCAAGCTCCCGCACCCCCGGAACTTCCCGCTTGAGGTTCTGATGACGGATGACGAGCTGGTTGCTACTCAGCTCATTCTTGGCGAGGACCAGTGGGCGGCATACCTGTCCACTCGCCCGGACATCGAGGACTTCGGTGAGCTTGCCCGCAAGATGAGCGAGGCTCAGGGGCGGGACGACGAGTCGGGAAACTGATTGCAGTCGTCCGTGTCATTCAGGAGTTCCCCGACGAACTAGAAGCGGACTTGCTTGAGTTCTTCGGCGTTGACCTCCTGGACCTGTGGCGCGGACGGCTTTCTCTCCGCCGTATCGGCGTTCTCATCCACTCTCTTATGAGTAAGCCCGGACGCTCAACTCTCCTGATGGCCATGGACGAACGAGCCAAGTGGCCCGAGAGTGACTACATGCTCGCGCGTGTGTCTGACGCGCTAGAGCTTTCTAACTACCTCTTCCTCAAGGCGAACGTCGGTGAATCCGACTCCAGAGACCTTGAGCTTCCTCCACCGATTCCACGGCCCGGCGAACCGGAGCCGCAGGCCGGTCCAGAGCCACAGTTCAGCGATGCGCATGAACTGAACAACTTCTTTGGGCGGCTGAATAGCGCCTAGGGGGTTCTATGGCTGAAGGGACGCGCGGCCCAATCAAGGTCGGTACTGGTTACGTCGAGATCGTTCCGACAGTTCTCCAGAAGGACGTGGAAGACCTTCGCAAGAAGGTCCAAAAGGAGATGCACGAGCTTGGCGCTAGGGCGGCAAGGGACATCTCTGCGGGTGCCAAGAAGGGCCTTGAGGCTCTGCCGGCCGAGGTTGACAAGGCAGCCAAGAAGGCCAACGAGAACACCAAGAAGCGCAAGAAGGAATCCGCTAAGGACCTGAAGCGCATTGAGGAGCAGATCACTCGCGAGTACGGCGAGGAAGCTGCTAAGCGTTGGCGTGAGTTCCGGGACCTGGAGAAGAAGAAGGAAAAGGCCCTCAAGAAGGCTTCCTCTGCCACTAAGGCCGCACTCCGTGAGACCGTGCGCCAGGAGGAGCAGGCTGCCAAGCAGCGGCAGGCCGCAGCCGAGAGGCTTGAGAAGGACCGCCTTCGCCTGATGAACAAGAGCGCGACTGATCACGCTCGGCTGGAGATGCAGAAGACCCGGCTTGAGCAGGCTCAGGAACGGCTCAGGATTCAGGCTCTCCGTGAGGCGAACCGTACCCGTGAAATCGAGATGCGTGAGGCGTCCCGCCTTCGCATTGCGACCATGCAGCAGGAGACGGCCCGTTACCGGGCGGAACTTCAGCAGCAGACTGCCGCTCACCGAATTGCCATGCGGGCTCAGGTTCAGGCTCAGAGGGACGCAGTTCGTCAGCAGGTTACTGCTCTCAGGGAACAGGCTGCCGCTCAGCGTGCAGCACTTCAGGACGGTATTGCCGACCAGCAGCGCCGTATGACGGCTCTCCGGGATCAGATCCGGGATATCAACCGCGACATCAACACCACGAACACGACGACACAGAGCTACTTCACCAAGACGGGTACTGCTCTGCGGCGTATGGGCACGTGGTTCGATCAGGTCGGCATGTCGATCAACGAGGCCGCGAACATTCTCACCACTCGCTTCCTCGCTCCGCTGGCTGGTGCCGGCGCCGCTCTGACGGCTATCGGTGTCGAGAATGCGGACAAGCGTCTTCTCGGTCAGCTCGGTCTCTCTTCGGCGGGTGTTTCCAAGTCTGCGTCTGCTGAGCAGATGCGGCTTATCCAGGAATACGCGATCAACACGCCGTTCTCGATCGATGTCATGCATGAGTACCAAATGAAGCTCATCCGTTCCGTTGCTGGTACGGATAAGAGCTGGTACAGCAAGGACGCGGGAACGCGGACGAAGGCGGCCAACAGTGCTGCCGCACAGACGACTGACCTGATTATGGCTATCGGTGACTCGATGGCCCGTGCGGGTAATCTGAATCCGCATCAGTTCCAGCGCGCCATGTACGCGATGGACATGATCATGGACATGGACCGGGCCCCCACAAAGAACGTGAAGCAGCTTGCTGCCGCTTCGGGTATGCCCGCTTCTGAGCTTGCCGCACTCCTCGGGTTCAAGAACTCAACGGAGATGTGGAAGGTCATTGGTACGCCTGCCAAGGACGGTGGCGGTGTTACTGGTCGACAGATCATGGATGCCATGCTCAATTACTGGAACCCCCAGAAGTACAAGGGCGGTTCCGCGACTGGCGAGGGTTCCAAGGGCTTCGCAGCCACCATGACGAGTGAGACCATCACTGGTCGAATCCAGCAGATGAAGGAGCGAGCCTCTTTCGAACTCGGCAACCTGTTTGTCGAGGAAGGCAAGGACGGAACTTACAGCTACACCGACCTCGGTAACCAGATTGCTGGTAAGGGCGGCATCCTGGATCAGGTGCAGGCCCTTGCTGTGAAGTGGGGCCCGAAGGTCGATGACTTCCTTGGGCTGTTCCTTGATGGTGTCGAGACCTTCATTAGCACCATTGACCGAGCCGCAACCTGGATCGAGGAATCTGGGCTAGCCGATCTGGCAAGGCCGATCACTGAGTTCCTGCTCAAGTGGGGTCCCCTGATCCTGGCTGTTGGTCTGCTGTCCAAGGTCATCGGTAAGGCTGTCGGGCTCGTCGGTCGGGCCTTCGCTCCTGCCGCAGCTCTGACACGAGCTGGTGTCCGTACCTACGAGGGACAGCGTGACATCCGCAGTCAGCGCCGTGCAGCTCGGGACGCTCGCAACGAGGCCCGTGACAACGGGGGCTCTCGTCGGGAGGTCCGCCAGGCAGGCCGTGACGCCTACAGGCAGCAGCGGACGACCAACCGCAACGGTGACAGCCGTACGACTGGCAGGCGACTCCTCGACGGCTTCATGGGCCGTGACAGTCGTCAGCAGGACGGACAGCGGCAGATCCGGGCCCTTGAGGACCAGATCCGTGAGGCTCGGGACGAGGCCGTTCGACTTCGTGACGAGCTGCGCGAGACCAACCGGGAAAGCATGCGGCAGATCACGGCCGCGCTCGCCGGCAACGGAAACGGCTCGGTGCAGGGTGCCGCCAACCAGGCGGGCCAGGCGGTCAACTCCGTCCAGCAGCAGGCACAGCAGGCCAACACGACTTCCCTGGACCAGCTCCGCCAGGAGGTTGAGAAGGTCGAGAAGGCCGCCCGCGACGTGGTGTCTCGTCTCGGCACGGTCAAGAACGACGTGGACGCGCTGAACGGCAAGAACCTCAACGCGCTGACCATCGAGTTCGACCAGCTCAAGAACGCTGCCCAGGGTGCGGGCAAGGAGATCACTTCCGACAACACCCGTGTAGGCAAACTCGACAAGAAGAACGTCAGTGGAGTCACAGGCTCGGTAAACGGCCTGCGAGACGCAGCCAAGAGGGCGGCTGACCAGATCGGTGACGGCGCTATGTCGTCGTCCACGTCTGGCCGTGTAGCGAACCTCAACAAGCGTCGACTGACGGACATCATTGCCGAGTTCAAGAAGCTCACGACTTCTGCTGACGACGCCTACAAGAAGGTGGGTCAGGGCACGGGTGCGGGCTCCCTCGCAGGCCGTATCGGTCTCCTCAACGGCCGTTCCCTGAAGGACATCACTGCCAAGGTCAAGAACCTGGGTGATGAGCTGGAAGACGCCAAGAAGGAAGCCCAGGGCCTTGACACCTCCCTCGGGAACATCTCGAAGAAGTCTCCTGGTGGAGGCGGAGGCGGTAAGGGAAAGAGCAAGGGCAACGCCCGCGGTGGTATTGCCACGCAGGCAGACGTGTCCATGTACGGCGTCATGCCGGGCTATGCCCCATGGGTGGACAACATTCCGGCGGTTCTCTCGCCGGGTGAGGCCGTTCTTCGCCCTGAGGTAACTCAGGCCATCGGTCCGGACACGATCAACTCTTGGAACGCTCTCGCGATCCGAGGAAAGATCAGCCGCCACGCTCGCGGTTCCAGCGGTGGAGGCGGGAAGTTCGACCTCGACCAGATCAAGGAACTGATCGAACTCCAAAACATCTGGCCCGTGGGTCAGTCCATGCTCAAGACGATGAAGCTCGACGGGTCCTCTGACCCGCTGGGTGGAAGCGTTCAGGGCGGCATTCTGAGGACTGGCGACCACTCCGCCGGCATCGGCGGTGCTGTGGGGGCCCAGAAGTTCAAGGGCATGTACGACTGGATGACTGAGGACATCTATACGCTCCTCAAGAAAGTGCCGTCAGGCATTGGCCAGATCGCCGGTATTCTCGGCGGCTCCCTGGCTCCAGTCCTCGGAGACTACTTCTGGGATGACGTCTGGAAGGGCAATGGAAACATTGTCGATCGTGGTCAGACGTACTTGGGCCACGTGTTTTCGACGGAGACCCTGAGCAAGGTTTGGGACAACCTTTGGGGCGGGGTGACGGATTCCCTGGGCTCAATCTGGGATGCCGTAACCAACCCGATCGATACCTTCACCGG